AGTTAATCTTTCTTACGATTAAATTTGCGTTCTTAATTGTTGGTGGTACAGTTTCCACAGCAGGAACTACGCCACTAACTGCAGGAAAAGAACCAACTGTTAAAGTCACATTTTCTCTTTGACACAATCTTATTAGTTTAGTAAATGATATGCTCTGATATTCATCAGGTGTTACCACTTCATTAGCACTAGCTCCCACAACTGCACTGCCGTTTTCTTTTAATCCAATTTCAATGCTACCGGCAGTAGCACCACTAACATTAGCATTAAACGTCACTTCATAAACTGCAGGCTGGCAACAGTTACCACTTCCTAAAATAGTGTATTGACTTGTTCCTTCAGTATGATTTAACCACCCTTGACAAGTAGCACTTCTCGTTCTTAATTCATCATTAGAAAATATTATATCACTTGTATTAGTTGCTAGAATTTGTATTGCTTCGTTTGTACTTTGTATCATAATTCAATCTCCTTTCTTAAAAATAAAAGAGAATAGATCTTGCCTATTCTCATAAAATCAGCAAGCCTCGTATTCGAGTTAGTAGTTATCTACCATTTGCTTTTTAAATAAATTGACTAGTTGTAAAATTGCCACAGCCACAACCATTACCATTGCATGTAAAAATAGGTGTTCTACCATATACTGGTGTAGTTGGCACAGGGCAATTGTTCAATCTGTTGTATAATGCATCAACTTCATTTGCAAATCCTTGAGTTATAAGGTTATTTTGTGCTAATTGAGATGCTTGTAAATCCTTCATAGAAATTTCTCTTTGAAGGTCTGCTATTCTGTCATTCTTAGCATCAACTTGAAGCTTAACGTTGTCTAACTCTAATTGACATAATTTGTCAAGAATAGCTTGTGTTCCTCTAGTTTGAGCGTCAATTATATCTCTAGTATTGTTAGCATCAGCAAATCTAGTAGCATTGCCTTCATTTTGGATAATATTTTGTGTTTGACAAGTAGCTAGACGATTTTCACAGCAACAATCGGCAAGTTGACTTGATAAGTTAGTTAAACCACCAGTAATAGCTGTTTGACTAGCAAAAGCTTGTTGCATATTAGCAATTTGTCTTGAATTGTTAGCAATTTCAGCGTTTGAAAAACCATTGTTTACTGCACTAACAATATCACTTGTGCTGTTACACATTTGATTAGAAAGTCCGTAAACTCCATCTCTAACACCTTCAATTTGGTTGCTTAGGTGTAAAGTGTCAAAACCGTTGTTAGTGTTGTTATTTATTCCTTGTTGTCCTGTTAGCAACCAAGGGAATTCATACATTCCATTACCACCACCGAAACCACCGAATAAACCACCATTGCCAAGCATTCCAAGAGCAACTAGACCAATAATCCATTCACCCATAGAACCACCCCAACCGTTGTTTGCATTGTTTCCACCAACTTCCATAGTAGGAACTATTCCCGTTGAACTTCCATTCATATATTTTTCTCCTTTCTAAATTTTATTTATATCAAACATTTATTTTTTTAAATGTTGATAACTAATTCATTTGATTTTGGATTTCTGTAAGTATCTCATTTGGAAATCCTAACTTTTGAGCAGTCATATAGTAATTTTTCAATTGTTCTGGAGTATAATTTCCTATAACTTGTTTTAACAATTCCATTGGATTACTTTGATTTACTCTTGCTTGTTCTAGAAACTGAAACATTTGAGGTTGTCTTTGTTTCAATTGATTTACTAGATTTTGTGTTGACTGGTTCATCATCATTTGCATTTGTTGATTCATTTGTAATCATTCCCTTCAATAATTCATTTTCTTTAGTTAATTTTTCTATTTGTTCTTTTAAAGTTTCTTTTTCGTCTTTTGGTATAATTTCTTTCACTTCAAAAATTCTTATTTCGCCTTTTGCATTTTTAATGAACATGTTTGAAAAATCACTTGTTATAAACGGTGTATCAGTAAATACTAGTTCTTTTGATACATCTTCGATTGAATTTACATATTTTATGCCTATATTTGGAGTAGGCGACACTTGTATTGTTTGATTTAATGTAGGTTGTTGATTTTGAAATCTACTTAAATAATTTTCTCTCATTTTTTCTATTTTTCCTTTTTCGTTATCTAACATTGCTAAATAATTGGGGTCTGGATTACTTATTTGTTGATTAAAACCACTAAAATTATTATAAGGATTGTTATACATTTTTTACCCTCCTAAAAAACAAAAAAGAAGACTTATATAATAATCGCACTTAACTACGCATTAATTATATTTCTGCCTCCTTTGATTTAACTTTATCACAAATAAAAAAATATAGTCAGTCTGACTATAACTAAATATTTAATCTTCCTATTAAAAAATAATAACATTTATCTAGATGTTCTTTTATTCTAGCTGTTGATATGTTAAATTCACTTGATATTTTATCATAAGTAAAACCATCAATAAATTTCCTTTTATAAATTAAAAACGTTTGAGTATCTACTTTTTCCTTTAATAATTTTTCTGCTTCAAGATATTCATCTGTTAAAGCATTATACTTTAAATAATCTATCAAAGGTTGGTGCACACTTTTATCTGTATTATGTTTCCATAAAGTAAAATCAATAAAACTAGGTTTATCACTAATTTCAGCCTCATCATCTTCAATATCAGCATGTCCACTTAATAAAAATTTTGTATAAACTGTAAGAACAACTGCCACATAGATATTAATTTTTATTGATAAGAATATTGCACTAAAGAATAACACCTGCATAAGAAAGCATTTTAATGGTGACTTGTAATGTTTAGCCTTGCCCATTGTTAAAGACAAAGTCCACACGCCAATTATTATCAAAGTGTTCTTTATAGATTTATTTATAAAATAACCCAAAAGAAAAACCCAAGCAATATTGATAGAAATGTTAAGGAAAATCATAAACAAGGAATTCGGCTTGTCAAATAGAAAATGCTTGAGTTTTTCATTCATAAATTATTCGCCTCCGTCAGTGTCACAAAGACCCCACATAGTATTGAACATACTTTTACCTCCTTTCTAATTAAAAATTATGCCATAAATCAACCATAAATGCAAAATTATAAAAGTAAAGATTGTAAAAGTAGCACTAAAGCCTCGAATCGTAACACTTTTTAAAAACTTAAAATCGTGTTTATTCCAAAATCTATTGTAAAATGCTTCAATTTTTGGTAGTTCATTTCTTAAAACTGTTATTATAAACAATAAAATTATATTAGATAAAATTATTGTTTTTATTTTAAAACCGAATATCATAACAAAAATCATGCTGAATAAACCCATTAAAAAGAACGATAAAATATACGTGATCATATCTGTTATTCTGGCGTCATTCTTAAATAAAAATTTTAGATTTATATAAAACAAAATTAAATATATTAAATCAGCATTGATATTTACATTAAATTTAAAAATATTTTGGATCACCATATAATCAATTATTGATAAAATTATAAAATTTATTCTATTGTATTTTATGCTTTTCGTAAAAATCATAAAAATGCACAAATATAATGGTTGTAATATCGACCCTAAAATATTACCTATTTCAATCATTTTGATACCCCCTAAAATATTATTTAATACCCTGTTGTCCAGCCAGCGTCTAAAAATGCTTGATATGATGGTAAAGATTCAATTTTGCTTTGTGGATAATAACTTTTTCTTATTCCAAGATCACTCAAAGTTTTTGCACCTGAATAATTGACTGCTGTAATACATGATTTCAAAACGTTATCAAGGCTTTCATCATTTAATGTGCTTGAATTTTGAAAAATATTATATAACTTTCCAGATTCCTCAACAGATGACCAGTTATATACTGGTAAAAATGTTAAATTAGAACAATTTGCAAACATATAAGATATGTCTGTTGCTCTTGATGTGTCTAATTTTGGTGCAGTTGCTAGACATAAACACCCTGTAAACATATTCTTAAAAGATGTTCCTTTTGAAGTATTTAATTTTGGTACGTACATTAATGCCCTACAGCCTCCAAAAAAATTATTAAAATTTGTGATATTAGATGTATCAACCAACGGTGCGTATACAAGCCACGCATCACTTTGGAAATTGCCAGTTCCTGTCCATTCATCATAATACCACTTTGAATATTCAAAGTCCTCATTTATTATAGGTGGTTCACTTGAATAGCCTAATTGCGACCAATCACGTTCAGATCCACCTCCACCACCAGAACTCTTTTTGCCTAATAAATAACTAAATGTGTCCATTGTTATTCAACTTCTTTCCACTCTTGATTTTCTAAATCATAAAAATAAATTTTACCAGTATCAATCTCGATAAAAGTTGATCCATTATCTATTGCTTTATTATTTATTTCTGTTGGTTTTGTGTCTGTTGATAACCCTCTTAGCTCAACAGTTATTTTTGTTTCATCTGGTTCAATTTTATTATTCCTTACGTCATATAATGATATCATAATTTCCATTCCTTTCTTTTTAATTATATTATACATTATTTTTTTATTTTAGTAAATTATTCTTATTTTAATCATAACCAACTACTTTTAAACGATTTTTATATGTTCTTAAACCTGTATTTACACTAAAATCTGCATATTTTTTTGTTAATTGATTTATCTTTTCTTGAGTTTTTAAAACTTCTTTTTCGTTGCCACTTGCATTAGCTATGATATTCCTGTCTTTTTGCCTACGAATAGCTGTTTCTATTTTTCTCTGTACTTGTGTTGCTTCATATTTAGTATATGTTTTGCCTTCATATTCTACTTTTGCAAGACTTTCTTGTCTAAACTCTTTTAACATTTCTTTTGAATAGCTAGGCTCTTGAACTCCTAAAATAATACTAAAAATAAAATGCTTACAGTTTAGTTCTCCAATTGGTCTGATTAAATCACTATTTAATTTTTCAAACTTTTCTTTAGAATATTGTCTGCCTTGAATATATAAATGATCCTCAGCACATGGATAGTGTGCTGATATTTCCACACCATCTGCCCCTAGTTCTTCGCCTATTTGTTCTTGAACACCAATATTTACTTGTCTTAATCCTGTCAACACATTCTGCCTTACTGAACTATCAATTCTCACATTATAACCGCTTTTATAAGCTAATTTATCCTCATGGATTTTTACACCACTATCAGCTAAATTTCTAAGAGTCTTCTGCATAGCTGTTTGATAATCAGTTACACCAATTGACACATTATAAACAGCCTCATCGATCAATTCATTGTAAACTTTCGTTAAAGGTTTAAAAGTGACGTTACCTTGTTTATCTTTTAAACTAAAACCAATGTTTTGAGTTTGAGATAAATTTAAAAATGTATCGTTAGTTTGCTTTTTAATGCTTTCTACTATTCTTTGCAAAGGTTTATTATCATCATAACTAACAAATTCGCCTGTTTTTGCTCTTTGATAAACTTCACTAAACTCGACATTTTCATTTGCAATTTTATCAAACAAAATATCAATATCTTTGACAGATTTTCCTGTTATTTTTGCTAAATCATTTCTTAATTTTTCTAAATCATATCCCATTCTTAGTTCTTGAGCTAATGCGTGAGCTTGTTCTTCTGTTAATCCATCAAATTGTTTAATTACATTTCCTAGAATTTCTAAAACTTCAGTATTAAATTTATTAAATCTATTAAAAAACCTTTCTAACGTTTTATCCAGTTTTTTTTCATCTTGCATTTTTATTCACCAATTATGTCATTTAAGCTTGGTTCATTTTCTTTTATTTCTGCTATTTTTTGCTCTGCAATTTCCTTAGTTTCTCCAAAAATTTTCATTCTGTATTCAACTGCTGAAATAATACCAGCTTGTTTTTCTCTTAATGCTCTGTTTGATTCTGCCTCTTTATCCTCGATTATACTATCGTCAAATTTTATTACCATGTTATCTGTATTTATGTTATAAGTACCAAAAACACTTGAAGCATAACACACAGATTTAACTAAATCAAATATAGCTGACTCATAACCTACCTCAAGTTTTTTCTTTCTTCTGAACATTTTACTATTTGAACTAATAACAGCTGTTGCTGTACTTAGATTTGTTCCATCAAAATGATAATAATTTTCACCAAATCCAACACTATTACCTAAAATATTTAACTGAGTGTTTAAAGTAGCAATTTGTTTATCTGTTCTTAAATCATCACTATCACTCTGAATTAAATCATCTTTATTGGCTCCCTCTGGTAATTGATAAATCGTTGTGTCATTTGGATCAAATACCAATCTTTGAGTTCCATCTTCATAACTAAACATATCTGCCCTTGCAAATGTTCTTTTTTTGCCGTCATTAACTTCATCTTTTAGAGCATCGAATGTTATATCAACTGCTTTAATTTTATCAATAGCATTTGCATAATATGGTATTCCAAAAGGATTGTTCTTAAACAGATTATTTGTTATTAGTGGCTTAAATATAGAAAACCATTTTATATTTGACTTTGTGTCAAAAGTTTTTAAAGTATTTTCTAAGTCTATAATTTCTGTTAAAGTACCGTTTACATCTCTAAACAAGTGATTGTTTATTATGTAATTACCTGCATTATTTAATTGATGTACGCTTAATATAACGTATTTTTGACCGTTTACGTATTCTGTACTTGAAAATGCACACTCTGTCACTTCTTTATTATTCCAGCTTAAAGGAAATATATCCTCAAAACCAACAGAGTTAACTCTAGTTTTAGCATTACTTATATCTAAATACATTCCATCTTCATTTTGAACTAAATCATAAACACTTGTTACAGTTGCCTCAGTTCCTAGAGCACCAGCTTGTTCAAGAACTTGGTTTATTAAAACATATAAATCTAAGTCGTTTACTAATTCATCGAACTGGTCTTGTGATTGTTCATTATCCATAGAAATTTCACACTTTTCAGACCATAGAATGTCTGCCCAGTCCTCAGATATCTCTTTTGCCATGTTTAAAGTGTATCTTTTTTTATTAACTTTCTTTCTACCATTCCACACATAATAATTGTGAAATGATTTTACGTTTCCTTCATACCACGATAACCATTGATTATGATATTGTTTCATACTGTCTTTTATATCAGGGTTATAATTATATTCTCTTTGTAAAAAATCCTCTAATTTCATTATCCAACCTCCAAATTTTTAACAATTACACTCAAATTGATGCATTTTTGAGTTTAATTGTACTTAACTGCTGTTATTTTATCATAAAAACTAAAAAATGAGTACTCTGATGCGTCCAAATCATCGATCGGCGTTGTACCATCGTCAAGTCTTTCATCTTCTTTCTTAGGATTCCACAGGGCTTGAGTGTATGCCTCTATTAAATACTTGCATTTTCTAAGAATAAACCTACGTTTTTGACCAAATAACGTACAATCCAATTCAATTCTATCAACAATACGCCCTTTTGTACAATCTTTTATCTGTAATGGAATAGCATTTTTTTGCAAATGTTTATTTAAACCGTACGTAATTACTTGGCCCAAGGCTCCATAATCCCCGAACGCATGCGTAACTTTTCCGTAATTATCAACAATCCTTTTATAAAACTCTATAAATTTATCGTACATTTGTTCGGGACTGTGTAATCCTGTTAGTTTTTCCTCATCTAATGACCACACTTCCTTAAAATAAGGTGTTATTCCTGTTGCTTTAAATTCTGTTTCTCCTTTAGTTGCTCCGTAGTCTATACCAATTGATATTATAAAAAAGTTCAATTTATTGCCATTTTCATCAAGTGGTTTTTCTTTTATAAAAAGGCTCGGATTGTCTGCAAATTGTCTGTATATCAAGCCCTCTGCATTTTTCCACACACCAAGAATTAGCCTGTCATAGTAAACTGTTCCCTCGTACTCTTTGCACAAATTGTCGACAAATTCTTTACTTAAAAATGGATTGTCAAAGATTGTGTAATGTTGAACGTAAACATCAAGACCTTTTTCATCAACCGTATCCAGAAAGTCTTTTTTTAACCAGTGCGATTGATTTTCAGGGTTTAACGCTCCATCAAAGCAAGAATAAGGCTTATCTAATGAACCTTGAATCATTGTAAATACTTCTCGATTCCATTTTGCGACCTCATCACCGTATGCATATTTGATGCTAGTACCCTGTATTTTAGATACTTGACTTACTTTCTCACACCCTAGACAATAGACCTCTTCATCAAAAAGCATTGCTGTATTATCGTTTTTAATAGTGCCAATAAGATTCTTGCCGTAAATTTCTCTCAATGGTTGTAATACGTTTCTTTCTATAGTTCCTCTTGACACTCCAAAAATGCAATATAAACCTTCTTTACCTTTACGTTCCATGATTCTTTTTGGTATCATGTATAAAATATCAAGGTACGTTTTACCGCAACGTCTAGCACCTACTTTTATATTGTATCTATGATTAGCGTTGTTAATATATTCTTTTTGTTTCTCTGATAAAATCACTTTTTAGCCTCATCTTCAATTTTATTAAGCAGTTCTTCAACTTTTGTGAGTTCTTTTGTTCTTAAATCAATTTCAAGAGCTTTTAATTCTCCCATTGTTTCCAAAATGGTTTTATAATTTTGAGCGTTGCCTTTGACCGCTCCTTTTATAAGTCCAAGCGTTGCCATTTCTCGGTATGTTAAACCGCTGTTTTTGTACGTTTCATCAAGCATTCTTTCTAGTGTTTTTTTCATGGTAGCTTTTTTTCTTCTTGCTTTTCCACTAGCTATGCCACCTTTCTTGGCTTCTTCTTGACTTAATTTGTATTTACTAGGCTGTAAATTTTTTTCATTTGCCAATTATATCACCTCATATTCTTTTTTGGTAATAAAATTCCTTTTTCACCTTTTTTATTTTTAAAAATCATAGTAGGTTGCAAATGTTTATTACTACCAATTCCAACTTCTTTAAAATAAATCCCAACTTTAGTGTCTTTTCCGAGCACCGTTTTAGCTTGTTTTATCATTTTTGTATCAAATGAATATTTCTCATTAATTTTATATGAATCTTTAGAAGTTATATATTTGCTTATATCTGTCGTAGCTTTTGTTTGTTTACTTTGCTCGTTTAGCATATTATTAATACCTTTTAAAGAATTAGTTAAACTATCATTTTTTGAATATTCTAAACCAGTTTTATTTAATTGAAATAAACTATAAGAATTTGAAATTATATCTTTTCCATCTATTTTAAAAGCT